AAGACTCTTCTTGAGCGTATCCATGCTCTTCATCGTCTCGGCGAGATTCTTCTCAAAAGACGCGTTATCGAAGGTCATGTGAACGGCTCTGTTGTCAACGCTACTCATTTAGTCACCTCTTTCCACAGTTCATCAGCCATCTCATCAAATATAGGTCGCATAGCAGGATTGATGTAATCTCTACCGACCACATAACCACCTGTTCCAGTGGCATGTCCATACTGAATAAGAATGGCGATCGGTTTACCATTTACGATGTTGGTGTTGTACCATTCAATGGTATAGCCGACTCTGTCTACTCGAATTCGATAACGCCATGATTTGGCAGTTTCCCCAGTATCTTCAGGAGTTGCGTTAGACAGTGCGTCAACTCCTCTGACTCCCCACTTTTCTAAAGCTTCATTTATGCGATGCATCCTTCGCATACGAGCGAACCAGCCGTCCAGGTTCTTGAACGACCCCGAACTGCTGATACTCATGCTCATGTTAACTCCAAGCGTCTGCGAAGTTGACTAGTTCTTCCAAATATGGAAGTCGTGCCGAAGTACTGTCACTACCATAAAGGATCGCCTCAAATTCGGCAATAAATTCAGGTACCGACTTCGTCGTGTCAAATATAAGCTCTGCTGTTGGACGAAAACCATCAATCTGCTGTGGGATAGCGGTGATTGTCCACTCAAATTCCACTGCATTCGGAGATTGAGCAGTTGTCTTATTACTACTATTCCCAGGAATGGCAGTAAGATTTGTGAGAATGTGGATCTTGTATCCAGCTGATGGATTTAGATCAGTTGAGATCAATGTTCGGTAAGACAACCCGAACAATTCGAAATCTTGACCTGCAACGTACAAACCATTATCAATAGCAACCACACCCTCGACTTCCATGAATTCTTCAGGGTAGGTGTACGCCTTTAGAGAGGCACTCCAATCACCAACGGTGACAATCTCATTGTACTTGATGCCTTCAAAGTACAATGGTTGAGTGGTGAAACCAACCGGCTTTGGATCAACACTGGTAAGACCATTCCACGGAACAGCTCGACCATCGGAGAGGTATAGTACCCCACGATCCAATCCGGTCTCAAGAACTTTTTGACCCGGAGCATCCCAAACTAGAGTTGTCATGATTTACCTATCCAGTCGTGTTGTGTTCCTTGAGTCGTTGTGCATTCAACTCTCGCATCTGTGCTGAACGTTCAGACGCAGATAATTTGTTCTGCTTGTTGTTAGGATTCTTGGCGTTGCATACTCGAATCATTGTAAACAACTGATTGAGATGTCGATGCTCCCACGATTCTGGAATGTTGTAAGCAACCATCCAGTGATAAATCACTTCTGCAGTTACTATCTCAGAACGTCCCTTGCGTTGTGGAAGAAGACTGAAAGTTGTGGCGGTTTCTTTTGAGTTGACGTAATCGTTGATTGAATCAAAATTGGCTTTCGACATTCTGGAAAGTATTTCGGAATTTACCCCCGGGGTAATTACCATGAATAGAATGTAATCCCAAAACTCATCGGAAGTTTTTTCCTTTCCAGACAAGAAAGGTTTTTCGTGTTTTGACTCCCATTTTGACAGTGCGGCCAGAGAATGCTCGAGTTCGATCGTAGTTCCTTCAGTCGTAATGAAGTGACTGGTAGCCTCGTCGAATAATTCCTTTCCTGGAATAGTAATAGTGAGCATTCTCTGGCCTCCTGCAAATCAGGTCGGAACGACGTAGAATAGTTGCGTCTGAGCCGCTGGGATGTAGAAGTTTGCGGCTGCCGACAAAGTAACTTCGTAAACAGTACCGGTAACGAGAACCAACGCTTCGGCAGCAGCTTCGGTGAGATCTGCACCGTCAACGACCCATGCCGAACCAGTCCAATGACGGATGGTAAACAACACGTTGGTTGTAGTACCACCGATGGCAACCGCGTCCACAGCGGCAACCACGGTAATGTTGGTTGCAGTGGCAGTACCTGCGAACAGGTTGGCCACTTCATCGACGGTGGGGAGTCTTGGATCGACGCCGGTGGTGCCGTACAGAATGAGCTCGAGTGCCGCCAGAGCGGTCGGATCGACCGTGGTGGAATCGATCTCAAGCACGGAAGTCGGCTTCAGATCCGGATAATCGAGGAACGAAGTCGGCACTGAGGTCAGATCCCAACTGAAGTTGGTCATCTCCGGCGAGTCGTTGACGGTGCTATGAGCCTTCTCAGACGGGCTCGCAGTGAGACCGTAACCGAGATGGATCTTGTAGCCGTACGTCGTACCGAGTACATCGTTGCCGATGAGCGTACGCCACGACAGGCCAAACGGCCTACGCAGCTGTTGCCCAACACGAACCCCAGTGGCGACCGTTGTCATACCGTCGAATTCGTAGAACTCTGCGGGACACGTGTACGCCTCGAGGGTGGCCTCGAACTCTTCCACGGAAATCAAGTTTCCATAGACGATGTTGTCGGCGTATGTCTTGTTGGATTCGGCACCGGTTGGAGACTGGGTCACGGTCACAAGACCATTCCAGGCAACACCGTTGACGTACTCACCGTCCTCGTCCGGAATATAAAGGACACCGTGGTCTACTCCGGTCTCAAAGACCTTTTCGCCAGTGCCATCCCAATGGAGTGCAGTCATAGTGTGGTTTCTTCCTTTCTAGAAGAAGATTTTGAAAACATCGTGGTGCAGGTTGTCGGTTGTAAAAAACCTGTCGTACGTACTCATTGGTAGAAGAATAAGCGCTTCCCGGATACTGTCGGTATCCACATCGCGACTGATCAACGTAACCTGATAACGTAGGACATGTCTATACGCCCTATTCGTCGCAAATATGGACTTAGCCCAATCACGTTTGTACATGATTATTGGCGACGAATAATCGAGTGGATCGGTGGGAGGTTTGAAGTACACCTTGTTAGTGCCAAGAATGTCTTCCAGGATTTGTTGGAAGTCAGCTCGTTGGCCCATTGTACACACTCCCCAGACTGAGGATGAGACGGGGGCGCTGAACTTCGACGTTAGTCACTGTCCAACGCACCCCCTCCCACACTACGTACCGAATATTGAAGAAGTGATCAATGGCGTATTGATCGCACATGATTTCGATCGTGTTGTTTACGATCACATTCACGTTCGCCGATTCGCCTGATTCCAGTTTTCTGGTATTCCGTTTCACATCGCCGGAATATGGAAATTCCACGATCTGATCGTCCCAGACACCTGGCGCTGTCTCTACCTGATCTGCGGTATAACCGACATTGCCACGGAATTTCATGATCACTCCTTCTTCGGTCAGTTGTCAGCCGTGAAATCCCACTCGTCGTCGTCGCTGGTGGCGAAGTAGTAGCTAGACGAAGACGGCGTGGCCGTGACCGTCCAAGTATCACCAGGATCAACCGTGTAGGGCGAACCAGCGGCGTTGATTGTGGTTGCACCATGCTTGTAGACCACACCAGTGGTGTCGGTGATCGTGAGTTCACCGGTTTCCGGATCGAACGTCGGAACGGCCGGGCTAACAAGAGTCGCGCTCGAACCCGGTGCACGCAGAACCAGTGCCGACTTCGGCTTGGTCAGAGCGCCGCACAAACGGGTCTCGATCAGATACTTGTTCTGGTTGTAGTCGATATCGAAGTCCTCGAACGTCGTGATTTGACCGCCACGAGTGGCACCCATCACATAGTCGCGAGGATTGACGAGAATCGCCACAACATCCGGAACATCGCTCATGACTTCGACCGGAATGATGTTAGCAACACGCATTTCGGTTGCCAAATCATTGAGCGACTTGAACATACGCTCATCAGTCGTGCCGTTACGAATCGTCAGGAATCGACCAATCCAGAGCTCCGACATGTAGGCATTCGGCGTACCGCTACCCTTGTACTTGTACCGGTTGAGGATCAGATTGTTAATCGTTTCCAACAGGTCAGCACGGAGGTTGGCGGCGCTCGAGAAGTCGACGCTGGTGTAGACAGTTGTGGTGAAGAAGTCATCATCCGAAAGGATCGGACGAATATGCTCTTCATCAATCTTGTCTTCATCGTCGGCATCGCGACCATCACCGATCAGAGCTGCACGAGCGATTTCCTCTTCGAGCATGAATCGCATCTCGGGCTTGAGCCAAGCAACGAGATCGAACTCATCAACATCGAGAATATCGTCACGATCGAGCTTCTGCTTCTTGTAGACAGTCTTCGGAGTCGTGATACGCCGAGAAACCTTGAAGAACTGTTCCTTCTTCAGAGTTCCCTTGATGTACCCCTTGGCACGAGCCTCTTCGAATGTCAGGTCCGCCCAGTGAGTCTTGACCCGAGCGAACGGGCTCTTGCGAACCGAGCTCAGGAACGGGGCGACCCACTCGGTATCGCGCTTATACCATTCGGGAGTTGCACCGTCGATGGCGACCGCATCCGGGAACAACGTCTCGATGTCAGTAATGCCATGCTCCAGGTGCTCTTCCGCCCAGACCTTGAGCGCGGACTGGAATGTTTCGCCGGGACGCTGAGCGTTCTTCACGATCTCTTTCATCGCATCATGCGAGAGAGTCGCGGAGTTACCGTCCTTGTCCTTCAGCTTACCTTCGAAAACGTTGTGTGACACGGTGTCTTGACCTTCCTCTGTTGGTGTTGGAATTACGGGGGTTGTTGGAATTACGGGGATTGCGCTGTGCTCTACAGCAAGAGCAGCAGCTTGCGCCTCGAGGGCTGCACCAATCATGTAATGAACGACGTCCTTATCTTCATCGGACCAGTTGTTGTAAACGGCCTCAACATCGATTTCATCGTCGCCACTAGCGTGTTGGATCTCATCATTACTGTTTGATTGGGAGTCGTCATCAGCGGCATGGGCCAATTCAAATTCGAGACCCGTGGTGATGATTGCTTCGCCCTCGATCTCCTCGACCATGTCACCATGTCGAATAGAAATCGGGTCGATCATTGCGCCTGGATTGGCGCCCTTCAGCACCAGACTGACTTCACAGATCATTCCATGAATCACTCGTGATGCTCGCTTTGTGAGCTCATTCGCCCAAATCGACATCTGCTTGATGTCGCCATGCTTGAGAAGCTCTTTGGCTTCATTGGCTGCCTTGCTCTCGTTGAAGAAGCAATAGGCATAAGTCCCGTCAGGGCGATTCTCCAGAATCGCATGGCCAAGGACGTTCGCTGGAGTGTTGTGACTGTGTTGCCAGACGAGAGGAACTTGTTCCTTGTCTTGATGCTGGAACGCACCCGGAACAATTGTCACCCCATCAATGCACTTCACGTCCGCTTTGGACGCATACCCATGGAAATCAGCTTCCATTTTGACTGTTCCTTTCAGAATCTTTGGCTCCTGATCTTCGGTTGGATGTGGACAATTCGATTGGCTGCGGCATGTTGGGGTTAGACAACTTATCTGCTTCTGGTGCATCGTTTGGCGGAAGGCCAAGCATCCAGTCGCGAATCTCGTTCGACGTCATAATCTCGTTACGTCGGAACTTGTCGCCAGCCTCTGCCGCTTTCTCCAAAGTGACAAACATGAACGGGTTACGGAAGAAACGAATCTCTTCCCCGTTTTCAATGCGTGTCCTTCCAAGGAAGGATCGACGCATGGCTTGAACGATAGCCTCCACAATTGGGTAGACTGTCCTCGCGTAGTAATTAATCATCGTGGCTTCGTCAGCTGTACCGTTCATTACTTCTGGAGTAACACCGAGTTCTCCATATACCATTCCAACCAAGTACTGCACCTGAGCGAGAAGCTGATTCTCCGCAGGGCGATTGAGTTGGGTGATCTTCTCGGTTGCATCTACGTAAGCAATACCGTAGGTACTCCCCGTGAGTTGGGTCTCGATCGCTCGTCTACGGTCTTCAGCCTGATTCTTTCTAGTCTCAGACTTAACGACGTATGGCAGCTGAATAATAAGATCGAGTTTTCCTGAACTTGCTGCATCATCAACAGTGTCCAGAAGTCTCAATTTCCGAATCAATCTCTGCATGGTAGAGTTTGGTTCGTTCATAATAGTTGCGAGCGGATTGTAAACAATCGCGGTCATTCGCTTTTCCACTGTGATTTCTTGGCGTTGACCAATCGCCTCATTCCACACATTAACTCGAATGTGTTGTGGATAGAACTGTGAAATTTCTCCAACACGCATGTCAGAGATGTCAACGATTCTCACGCCTAATGGATCGCGTTCGGATTGAATCGGAACTATTGCTGCACACGATTTATCAAACATCGTCATGCAAATGTCTTGTCTGAAGTCTTTTGGCGCCTGGTCAATATTCGTCTGACCAGTAAGACAGTAATTAAGATCGCTCTTTGCGTCTTCTTTGTATCGACCCTTCTCATCTGTCAGAATATGCTTGATAAGCACACCTGCAACATCCATGCTGATCCTTGTATAGACGGATGAGACAACGGATCGATCATTGTAAGTGAAACGGACGGATTGACGATGGGAACCATACGATCCGCCGTATCCGTACGATTGAACGGGAGGTTGATTAACGAATGCGTTCCACATGTTTCGGAAGCGTTCAAGTAGTGCCAAACTGCATCACCTCCTATAGTTGTATCTCAGGTATGGTCCACGCGTCTAAATACTCTCGCGCATGAAGTGGAACTTGCCCCTTCTCATACAAACTTTTAAGATCAGAGTTGGCATGTGTATTGATCACATTCTGTTTTGCAGAAAAATCGGCCAGAAATTTCTTCGTGTCCGGACTCATCTCGGCGATTTTTTTCTTGGCAGCAGGAGGAGGACGAACATCACTCACTTTTATCTTCTTATCGAAGACATTTTGTCGAAGCCACTTTTCTGATTCTCGAGATCGTTTGACTCGATTTTGATCGTCAATAACCTTACGAAGTTGTGGATTTTTTAGAGGATCATTGGAGGCTCGAATTTTAGAATTACCATGAGCTTTAGCCAATATCGATGCTACTGCCAACGCGCCACCAATAACCTTAAGACCAATTTCGACACGCTTCAATTTTTGTTCACGAGTGAGCGGAGGTTTCTTTGGTTTTGACGAGTTGTCACTAGCTGTAGCTTGTTGTTTCCGGATTCCCCATTTTTGTCCTTTAATTCCGTAATGCATCAAATATGACTGTTCGTCAACTATCATTCAAGCGCCTCCTTGTTCACCTTGTATGCAACGTATGCGTCCATGAGGGCAGACACGTTGTCGATCTTCTCTTCCATTCGCTTCTTAAGAAGCTTCCGGTTACCGTTTGTATCTTCCAAGGTGATGGCGTTGCCCATGGCGAAGGACATCAACTGTTGATCGAATACCAAAGCTCTTTCTTCGGCAAGGATCTTCAATTCTCCCAATGGAACAGATTCAGTTCTTGCTCCCTGAATGACCTTCTCAATTCCGAATGGTCCATTCTCAGCTTCCCATCGTTGCACGAATTCCTTAGCGTTGTATGGGTCGAATCCAAAGCAGCGAACGTCATACTGCGATTGCTCAATGAACAAATCAAGGTCATCATAGACCTCCATCATGTCCAGAACAGTTCCTTCCATGACGTGAAGACTACCCTCTCGACGAAACTCGTTATACTTGATCTGCATCGCAGCTTGAAGCTTGCGGAATGTCAAATCAGTGATGTAGCTACGAGTCTTAACGGCGAATCTTCCGTCAGCCAATGGAAATAAGAATGTAAATGCACAGAAGTCGTCACCCTGTGAGAGGTCGGCGCCAAGTGCACATGCCATTCCGTTTACGTTGAAGCGATCGTGTGGAATCGTATCCTGGTAGGTGAAGAAGTAAGTGTACCCTTCCATAGGAATACCGAACCGTTTGGCCAGAATGTCGTTGCGGGAAGCCGGGGCGTTTTCGGCTCGTTCCACATCCAATTGATAAGTTTCGTAGCTTACAGTCTTACCAAGGTTGGGTTGAGCCTTAATCCACATTGCTGGGTCAGCTACTTCGGCAATGTCATCGAGTCTGTAGTACCAAATCGAAATGTGAGGCGCGAAATACTCTCCTCGAAGAATGGTCTCAAGTTCCATTTTGATCGTGTCGCCAGAACCGTTCCGAACCGTTCCTTCAGAACTGATAGCAATGATCAGATAGTCTTCCATCTTGGAAGCACCCTGTTCAATTGCACCGACAACATCCTCTCGAATGTCTCCCGACAACCATTCATCGACAGTAGACAACTTAGGACGTAGACCTTGGAGCTTATGAATCGTCATTGGACGAATCTCAAGCAGCGAATTGGTCAAGAAGTTCTCAATACCCTTCTTGGTTGAAGCCAACTTGACTCGTAATGCTTTCGAGCCGGTTGTGTTCTGTAGAGATCCCTCAGTAAGGAACTTGAACAGTGGACCTCTAGCTCTGACAATCGCCGTGCGGAAGGGCGACATTACCTCTTCCGCCTGCTTCATCGTAGGAGCAGTTGTGATTTGATGTGTAGTGGCAGTATCGACGTTCAAGACGAAAGCGTGCCAGCAATAGGCATACATCGACTTGGCTGCACCTCTGGCCACAATCAGATACTGCTTCGTGGTTAGACGTTTCTTGATCGTCTTACGAACAAAGTGGCCCGGAACAGTCGGACTATCTGGGCCTTCTCTTGCCGCGGGTTCCCACACACTTCTTTCAGTGAAGTAATACCAACCGACAACTTGTTCCGCCCACAGTTTGAATGTGTCGAGAAGATAGAGATCACTACCATCGGTAAGAGTAAGTTCTCTCTCGCAGTATTTGATCCAACCCTCTACCGCTTGATCATCATACCAAATGTTAGGATTTGCGATCAATGCTTCAATTCGATTCATCTCATCAGAGATCCATCGATTGACAACAACTTCGCCACGCAGAACTTGCTCTTTAAATTCTGCGTAGTATTTCGGATTAGCGGTATTTGATAATGTCATTTACCGCCTCCCTTTTTCAGAATTGAGCGATTGTTTTTATCGCCTTATCAGTCTTGACCAACTTAATAGCAACCGCTGCGCCCGCGGCAATCAGTGCACCCGCAGCAGCTTTATTAACTACAGCTAGAGATGGTGCACCTACAGTTGTAAGCGCCGTATTGGTCTTGTTGATTCTAGAAAACAGCTTTGCCACTGCGCTTTGACCTTGTCCAGTAAGTTGTCGCACATTCTTCTCAGTGGTCAATCGATTGTGAAGATCCTTGAGATCCTTATCACTCAATTGGCTGAGAGGCTTTTTGGCGTTCTCAGAATGGCGTCGAGAGTCTTCCGATCGACTACGCTCACGCTCAAGTGCTTTCTTGCTTCGACGAACCCCCCACTTCTGGCCTTTGACGCCATGATGTTCTAGAAATTCTCGTCCCATCGCTGTCATAGCGATTGCATTATCCATTGGCACCACCTGACTTTTGAGAGGAAATTCTGGTCCAGAAGAATCTTCTGTCCAAAACGCAATCTTGTCAAATTCTACCCAATGGAAGCGGGTAAAATCACGAGGATCTGGTTTTGCTGGAGATTCTGGAAAACCTAGTGTGAGATGTGGAGTCCATTCTGGAAATTGATCGACAGAATGATATAGTTCTTTGATCTGTCCATCTTGTAGAAGGGTAGTTCTAAAATCAGAAATATTCTTCGCTTGCCAATCCTTTTCAAAGAACAACACATCGGCTTGATCAGCGCCTAATTCTCCGCGACGATCCACCGACATACCGAATGGATTCAACATCAAACTAGTAGTGTGTTCTAGAAACTTTGAAATATGATTGATTGTTTCTTGTGAAGCACTATCTCCAAGGAACAGAATTGTCATGTGTGGAACTTTTTCACTTGAAATTTTCCACACATAGTCATCTTCTCGTGGGACTGCGACTATTGTCAGACTCATACTTCCTCCAACGGATGGAGAGCTTCTTCGCGAGCGAGATTCAATCGCCATTCGATTTCGGAGATCTGTCGCTCCATTGCTTGAATGGCATAAGAGGTCATTGTCGATGAATCAAATATCAATCGAACTTTTAGAAAGACGAGCGTTCTTACCGAATTCAAATGATTTGCAGGAACACCAGCAGTAACGAAATTAGCCCAAACGGCAGTTTCGTCTTCAATCATGAATCCTTCTGAAGGGCCAATTCCCAATTGTGGAAGATTAGCTAGTACACCGTTGATGGCATCAATAATATCCACATCAAACGCCGTATACTCAGCTGCTAAACCGAGCTTGTTCTTAGTGCTGGTAAGGATGCTCTCTTCCATGAACCCTCCTTAAGAGGTTACGTCCAGGAACTACCCAGGCGGTTGTTGGGGATGGGAAGCTTCTTTGCTTCTTGTTGTGCTTCCTTGCTAAGTTTGGCCATAAGCTTGCTCACCTTCACTGGATCATGTCCAGCTTGGCGAAGCGCATTATCTCGCTCGCGACCAGTAGCCATTCTTCCTGTCAGAGCATGAGCAGCTACTTCATCGAGAGACATAATTCGAGCTTCGCTGATACGAACAGCGGTTTGACGTCCTTGAGTTGTGTAACGAGCAACAGTTCCTCGCTTTTCACCAGTAGAACGACCAACGATAGATGGCTTCAATTCTGCAGGAGCAATGAGTCCCTCGGCCGGATCTCCGACCTGTGAGCCAGACGCACGAGCGGTGCGCTTTGCCGCAACGGTCTTCTTTGCGGTTGTCTTCTTTGCGGTTGTCTTCTTTGCGGTTGTCTTCTTTGCGATTGTCTTCTTTGTGGTAGCCATAATGGCCT